GCTGATGTTGATAGTTCGTTGGCATAGTTGCCACCTGCTACTGTTAAGTGTGCAGTTGAACATAATTCAACACCGTCACCACCAGTAAATGAAGAGTTAAATGCTCTGTTAAGAACATTAGCACCCTTAATTTCTTTAGCGTTGGCCATTGAACGTGCTAGAGCTTTTGTATATCTAGAACTTAGGCTATCGTAAAGGTTGTCCTCTACTGCTTCCTCAGTAATAGCAAATGCTAAAGCAATTGTTTCGTGTGAGTAACGACTAGTGAAAGCTTCTGTAGCATCGTCAAATTGTACGCTTGCTCCTTCAGCTTTAACCGGTGCACTACCGAAGCCAGAAAGTTCTACTTCTTCTTCAAACGCTCTGTCTGAAGTTTCTGTGTCAAAAATTTCTGACCACTCCTGCTCGTATCTTGCATATTCAAGACCAAACAATGCATTAAGACCAGGTTCTAACTCTTTTACGAGTTGACTTCTTGATATAGCCATTTATTAGTCCTTCCTATTAGATACCAGCAGTATTAGCATAATGAAGACCTTCGTTGATTCTAACGAGATAGTTTCCGTTAGCACTTGATGATTCATTGTTGTACTCATCAGTGTCAAGGTCAATTATTCTAAATTGAGCTGTTGCAGCAGTGATTGTACTAGAATCTAGTTCTTGTCCAGATCTTCCAGTTTTCACACTACCTGCGTGGGTTGATACTAAGTCAGCATTCGATCCTCTATTAGCAGGCCATGAGGCCCCAATATCGGTGCTGTCTTCTTGTGCCACGAAAATCACGTTTGGATTATCGATGACAAATGCTACTGCATCACTAGCTACTGTGTCAGCTGGCCAGTGTTTTGAGTATGTCGGCTTACCTGTTGAGTCAGTGTAAAAACATCCGTTAAATACGCCAATTAAATTAGTTGCTGCTGCGGCACCAACGGTAACAGTACCGTCTGTGTGCAATTCAACTGCATCGCCAGTAAATATATTTGTGTTATATCCACTTGCTATGCCATAACTTGTTTGGCCGTTATTAAAAGGTGCTCCACCCAACATCTTTGCAGGTCTAAAACCGAATGGTGCGTCTTTGTTTGCCATGGTTATAAGTCCTCCTTAACCAGTTAGTTAAAAAGTGATAGGACTCATAACAAAAAATTAATTTTTGTCGTTGCCTCTACCACTACCAAAAGTAACCCTACTCTGCCTGTCGGCTGAAATAGGCATACTTCTATGCTGCTCTTTGAATAAATTGTTTTCTACAGATTCCTCTTGCGTCTTAGTTTGTTCTGCAAAATACTCAGATCTCTGTTCAACAATATCTTCAGGTATACGAGCAAGCAATAATCCACCAACTCCTATGACACCAGCATGCGATCCATTTTCAATTGTAGGTGCGTGAAAATCAGGAAACTCATCAGCACGAACTAGCTCGAATCCTTCTCGAAGTCTACCAGCCATATTCTTTCTGTCTTCGGTTCCTAATGTTTCAGCTCTTATCCACCTATGTTTAAATCCTGGAGGCGCAGGCGGCGCTTCTAAGCTTGACGGTGGGCGCCAAGGTTGTGCTCTCTTTGTTTTTTCACGAGTAGCATCAGTGCGTGAGGTCTTCTTGGTTGTTTTATCTTCCATTGCTATTACTCCTTCACGTATTTAGCGTATTCCTCCAGAGGTACTCCAAGTCTTTTGGCGATATGGACTTGGCTCGGAGATAGTCTAACTGTTTTGCGTCCTGATGTTGATTGCGTTGTAGAACGACCAGCAGAAGCTACGGGTTGGACGGGTCTCGTAGTTTCCGAACTATTTGCCCCAAACTTATGGGGAAACTCTTCTCTCATCCTTTTATCGACTGCGGCATAATACTCATCAGAGTTTGGATTCATCTGCTTTTCTTCAACTAGGTTCTTGTGTATGCCGAAACTAGCGTAAGTCATTGCCTCGTCTTTACCGAACCATGGATTATTTTCAGCCCATGCTTCAGCTTTAGGATCTATTTTTTTAGGAGTATCTTGAGGAGGTGTTATATCCTCTTCTTGATCTTCCTTTTTATTTTCCTTAGCTTCTTTTGTAGCTAATAGACGCTCATTGTCAATAGATAACTTTGCTAATGCTTTATTAGCCTCAACTTGTGCTTGTGCATCATTTGCTTCAATTGCTCTCTGCAAATCAGTTTCAGCCTTTTTTGTCTCTATTTCAGTTCTAGCTGCAAACTCTTGTATATAAGATGCATCTAGACTATTTTTCTGAGCTTTTAATTTTTTATTTTCATCTGCAACACGTTTAGCATATTGAAAAGATGCTTGTTCTCTTCTTTCAGCTTCACGTAATTTACCTGTGAGTTTATTAATTCTAGTTTTGACTTTATCGCTATAGTCTTCTAGCTCCTCACCTTCTGTTTCTTGAGTTACAACTTGTGGTTGTGTCTCATCTTTTTTTTCTGTTTTGCTTTCTTCCTGTAGATTGACATCTATTGAGTCTCCTTCAGTTGGAATGCTTACGACAGGTTCATCTTTTGCCGTGTTTATTTGTTGTTCAGGCATGGCTCCTCCATGTTATTAATATAAATGCAAGATATCCTCTGGATTCTCGATTGTTGCTAATATTTCATCATCATTTAAAATACGTATCTCTCCACCTTCTATACTTAGTCTTGAGCCTGCGTATCTACCAAAGATGACCCAGTCTTTCTCTTTACACCACGGACCTTCCGGGAATCTGTTTGAATCTTTGTATGCATCAGGTCCAACTGCTAAAACATATCCACAGGTTGTGCTTACGGATTGCATTTCTACTGTTTGATCTGATAATATAACACCACCTTTTGTTTTACCTGTGCCTTTATAAGGTAAAATTACTATTCTCCAACCAGTGGGTTTAGGTAATCTATCTGTTAATTTTTTATTGATTTTTGCAACGTCAGGTTGTTCTTCCTGTTCTTTTTTTGCTGTGCCGAAATTAAGCACTTTATCTGGTATTGGTTTACTCAACTTGTATTCTCCTTTTTTGCAAGAACTCTTTGTATTCTTGTTCTACATTATCTAATGATTTTAATTGACCCATTAGATACATGTAATTAGTATAGTCTGTTGCACCTCCTGTCAATACAACATCTTCTATTGTTCTTTTATTATTCTTAAGTATTTTGTTTAATTCTTCAATTAATTCTAATGGATCCATATACTATTTCTTTTTACTAATCATTCCTTTTATGCCAGGTACCGCTCTAACCCCTAGACTGACACTGCAGGCTAAATATAAGAGGTGGGTGTAATACTCTGGTAAATTTGAAAGAACCTCAAAGCCTTCTGCTATGTGTGGTCTTAATGGTCCTATAAACGAACAAATCGCAGGAATCATTAGGGCTAGTAAAACAAATTCGTCTTTCCAGCTGCCTTTCATTTGATCGACAGCACTTTGCTCCCACTTAATTTTACCTGTAGCTATGTCTTCGTTTTTCTTTTTTTCCGCTGCTATTTGAGCAATCTTAACTTCGCTTTTTAATTTTTTTGTCTCGACAAAACCTTTCACGGAGTCTGTTACGACTCCGAGAAGAGGCTTAGCTAATAGTTGCCACATTTAGATTGATCCTAAAATCATGATAACGACTCCACATATGATACCAGCTTTAATCCAGTCTTTCATATTCCAATCGTTCCATTCTTTAAGCCACTCTATTACATCCTTAATAAGTTTCATATTATCCTCCTATGTAATTGTTACTTTTTTACTGTAACCTTTATGACCTTTGGCAGCTACTGTTAATGGTTGTCCAGGTTTTGGTGTTGGTATTTCTTGAGGCATTTTTATAACTTCAATACCTTTTTCCACCTTTGGTGAACCACCAGCCATGTAGCCCATCATGCCACCACCCATCATTTTTTTGTTGGGATCCATCATCATGCCACCACCCATCATTTTTTTTGGACTTCCACCTTTTTTCATAAAGCCCATTTTTTTTGTAACATCTGGTCTTTTCTTTTTTAAAGCTGCAAGACCAGGTTGTTTTTCTGCGTCTATCTTTTTCATTTTTATCTCCTTAATGTAA